CCGCCAGGACAACTTCTTATCGGAGCGACCCGTCGGCCTCATGCCGCGCGGGGCGACCCATAGGGATCTGTCCCCCAAACAAAACCGCCTAATTAGGCGGTTTTGTTGTAGACAAATAAGGAGTATCCTGAAGTGGTTTACGGCTCGCGAAATCCACTTCCATGGCCAATATTGAAAGTAAGATATGGTATCCATTGACCACAAGGCCGAAAGGGCCAGTGACTTGAACAAGATTAAAGATTCGGTTCATCCAAGAAAAGTTGTCGTAGCCGGCCCGGGAACCGGGAAAAGTTTTTTGTTTAGTGAAATCATCAAAAAGAGAATGACGGAGGGAAAATCGAGTTTTCTCGCTATAACATTTATTGGCAAACTTGGCGACGCGCTCGCGGATGATTTGTGCGGTCTTGCAAAGACGACAACCCTGCATGGCTTCGCACGCGAATTTGTTTTGAGGGAGAGAAAGGACTGGAGCTACTATCCCGCGATGTACAAGCTGATTTCTGAAGACTTGAAAGCTGAAGGCGTTACGGACTTTGAAGTTGGAGACGCAAACTACATGCGGAAGTCTGAATACTACAAAGCAGTCGGTGATGAGGACGTAGTTTACTACGCATTGCAAATTTGCAAGTCGGATAACAGTAAAGTTCCAGCTTACGATTTGATTCTCGTCGACGAGTATCAAGATTTCAACGCAACGGAGTCGGAACTCGTCGACGTTTTGGCCGAAAAAAATGAAATCGTAATCGTCGGGGACGATGATCAGGCGCTGTACGCCTTCAAGGGTTCCTCTCCTGCTTTTATTAGAGAAAAGCACGATTCTCTGAATACGAACTTCGAGAGCCATACGCTCCGGTTCTGTTCTCGTTGTACGGAGGTGATTGTGAAATACTTTCATGGTCTCGTTGCGCAGTTTAAACTCAATGAACCGGCGAAGGGGCGAATCCAAAAAGAATACATATGCTATGCCCCGGACAAGGACGGAGACTCAAAGGCAAATCCCAAGATTCATCACATAAAAGATTGTCCGCCCGGAATGATTGCATACAAGATAAAAGGTGAATTGCAAAAGCTTGTCGATAGTCAAAAAGTTAAAAGTGTCCTGGTAATCGGCGAGGGTGGCAGTTGTAAGTCCTTGTTGCAAGATGTCTCGCGACAGATTAAAAGTTACGGCTTTCAAAACGTCGACTGCAGGAACGACGGCAACGTTCTTCCGGTACAGCAGGACGTAACAGATGCATACAAGTTTCTCGCAAAGGATAGCGAGTCGCTTCTTGGGTGGAGGATCCTACAGAATCCTATTGATAACGAGTTAAAGAAAAGGCATCTCAAGAATGCAAAAACGCTAAAAGCAATTATCGATGGAACCCCGTCCACCATCAGGAAAATAAAGTCGGCTGATCTCACCGCTTTAGAGAACGACATTGAAAAGTGGGACTCAGCTTCCGCTGCTTCCGAGTCGGGTGATCTGAGTGAATCGCCGACAGATCGTAATGAACAAAACGAGCAAATCAGGCAGGGCATGCTGATTCAGCAACTTAAGTCTGCAAATACGTTTTTGCAGAGGCCTTTACGCAATCTTGAAATTACGATTTGCAATATCTTGAACTCCAAGGGCCTTGGAGCGGATGTTGTTTTTGTCATCGGATTCGATCAGGGAAAATTTCCGTCCAAAACCGAAGCGACCGAGAGCGAGGTGTATCAAATGCTTGTCGCCATAACGAGGGCGAAGAAGAGAATCTACCTAATCAGTACGATCAAAAAGACTCCATCTATTTTTCTTAATTGCCTCACGGGTGAAGATCTGGATATTGAGGTAATTAAGCAAAAGGGGGCGCACTAAAATAGAATTCGATATGCCTCGCAAACTCAAAGATATTAGCAACCGGGCACTAGTACATTTCTTCCATCCCGACGAAGATCACGAAGTAACGCTCGGTGAATGTTTTGGGAATCTTATCGTCCAGTTCAATAAAAATCACGAGGATAGTTTCAGCCTCATACATGCAATTTGCACCGCTGGGATTTTAGTTGAAGCCACGATAAAAGAACGACTGGTTCAAATAGACCCCGCCCTCATTTTGAATAAAGTTGAGCCAGATGATCTGGCATTGCTGTCCGGACGCGTGAAACTTCTACGCAACAAGCCAAATAAAGAAGCTTGTGACGTTCAAGCTGAAAATATCAGCAAGCTACTCGGTCGCTACGATCAATTTTTTGATTTTCCAGAGGCGGAGGTTATCAAAAACTTTCTTAAAATCCGTAACCGGCTGGTTCATTCTGGTCTCAACTTTTCGATCCATAAATTGGAAGTCGCGCAGATGCTCGCTGAATACATCTTTCCGTTTTTAAAGAAACATATCGACGTGCAGGCGCGTCTTTGGAGGGACTTTGAAGCGATCGCTGAAGTGTACCAAGACGAATACAGGGTGGACTTGTTGAGAAAGATTAAAACCGCTCGAGAAAAATACGCCGAATTAACCAGTCATGACATTCAAAAAGCGATCGAAACGGATCCCAAGTTACCGAAGGACGAGTTTTTCATGTTTGACTGCCTTCCTTGTCCCGGCTGTGGACGAGCGAATACTGCCTATGTCGGAGGCGTGGACTTTGAATCCGAGCGAGACGCGGAAGATGGCGTCGTGATCCACAGTTACACCTATTCTGTTTGCCGTGTTTGCAGTCTAGAGTTAGGACAGGTCGATATTGAAGAAATCGTTTCCAACCCTGATGTATATTTTGAAGACCCAGAAGAAGCAGAGTTTTGGAGCGATGCGCTTCATGACTTACGTATCAGCGACTTGTAATTCGCTGAGCAGCGATACGGACTTGTTTGTACAGATCAGCCTGCTTCGAAGGTTTCCCAATAGCTCTCGCTTCTCGGACACACTTCCTTCACGTAGCAGGTATTTCATGTATGCGCGAACGTCCATCTCTTCGGTCGTTCCCTCTGGCACGGACGTTCCTCCTCGGAACAATCGCTCGAATCGGCTGAAGCGTTTTATTTCTTCCTCGAGTTTGACCTTGAGTCCAAGTTCGTTGATATCGATCTTGTCGATAATCTTCAGTAGTTCAGCAATTAGTTCTTCTTCACGGATGTACGGGTTCGTGCAATTGCGATCTCGTGAGCGTGTGCATCCGTAGTAGACGTATCGCGTGTGACCGCCGTCTTTTCGTTGTTTGTATTTCTCCTCCGCTGATACTCCCGATCCACACTGTCCGCACGTGAACAGTTTGGTGAAGGCGAACTCCTTGTTCTCCCGCACGATCTGATCGCGTTTCAATTGGACATGAGCTAGATCGAATAGCTCCTTCGTGATGATTGGTTTGTGCTTTCCTTCGTACCAGTTCCCAGTGTTGCGTGGGAATTCGAATCGCCCGTGGTAAAAGGGGTTTTCAAAGATGCGGTAGATACCACTGAGCGTTAGTGTTTTATTGCCGCGCGTCTTGAAGTTGAGGTCATGCTTGAGCCAGTTATAGAGTTTGCGGCCGCTCCATTTCTCGTAGGCGACTTTCTCGAACATCTGCTTCACGATTGGTGCTCGCACTGGATCGAGGAGTTTCTGACCTTTTTTGTCCATCAGGTTTTGATCCGAATATCCAATTGGTGCCATGCCCGGCCAGAACCCCATCTCGACTCGCGTGCGAAGTCCGCGTTTTACGTTTTCTCCACGATGATCATTTTCCAGTTTAGCCGTCGAACCAAGGATCATCAGCAGGTACTTCTCGTTTGGATTGTTGCTGAACGATTGACCATGCGTCCGAATCTCTACAAGCAATCCTTGATCGATCAGGTCGACGACCGCTCCGAGGTCACCCGCGTTACGGCTTAATCGATCCGGTGCCCACGTTAGGATACCGTTGAACTTTTTCTCACGGACATCCCGCAAAAGTTCGTTGAATACTGGACGCTCTCCGGTAGCCTTGGCGGAGTGACTTTCACGTTTGATTTCAACCACGTTCAGCCCGTCACGTTCCGCGATCTGCAACATCTCCTTGGTTTGCGAATCAATCGATAGAACTTGCCGTTCTGCCGACTCACTGCTCTTACGAGCGTAAAGGCAGTACTTAACAGCCTCTGGAACTGCTGGCTTATTCTGTTCGTGTTTTGTGCGTGTAAGCCCTGTTTTGGTCGCCTCGCCTCCTTGTGTGTTATTCATACAACACATCAATGCCGCAACCCCCGCGGGGCGTCTAGTCCGCCTAGTTGTTGGTAACTTCCCAGTAGGAATCCCTTTAAACACCGCAAATGCAACTCAAACTTGCCGCCTTTAATTTGGTATTAAAACCCCCTTATTTTCGACTTATTCGAATCTGTACTTGTCCCCACTTTGATTGGATGTAGGGTTTATACTTTGGTATAATTATACTAAGCAAAAGTACCCAGTTATGAAGAAGGTTTCGAAAAAAAAGCCATCCTCAAAAATCGCAGAAAATCTGCGAAAACTTCGTGCAAAAAAACGCTTGTCAAAAAGTAAACTCGTTACGAAAACGGGGCTGGATTACCACACCATTGCCAAGATTGAAAATGGTCAGACGCCTGATCCGAGAGTGCATACGATGGTGCGAATTGCAGATGCGCTCGAAACTACAGTCGAAGAGTTAGTGAAGTAACTATTATGAAACTTACCGTCGCACAACTTGAACAGCATTTATCCAAAGCAACTTGGATACTCAAAGGAGTCGTTGATGCGGCAGACTTCAAGGTGTATATTTTTCCACTTCTCTTCTTCAAGCGCCTTTCGGATGTGTACGACGACGAATATAAGAAGGCGCTAGAGGAATCACATGGTGATACTAGCTACGCGGAACTACCCGAGTTCCATCGTTTTGCGATTCCGGAGGGGTGTCACTGGAAAGATGTTAGAGCAACGACAGCGAATGTTGGTGCAAAATTACAACATGCTTTTCGAGAAATCGAAAAGGCCAATCCAAACTATCTTTTCGGAATCTTCGGTGACGCGCAATGGACGAATAAAGAAAAGCTGCCTGATAGTTTGCTTGTAGAACTAATTGAACACTTCTCTGAATACAAACTAGCGAACGGTACTGTCGATCTCGACATGCTCGGACAAGCATACGAATATTTGATTAAGAAATTTGCTGATCTCACAAATAAGAAAGCCGGCGAATTTTATACCCCTCGATCCGTAGTGCATCTCATGGGGCGCATCATCGATCCGCACGAGGGCGAAAGTGTCTACGATCCCGCGTGCGGTACTGGCGGCATGTTACTTCAGAGTGTCGAACTTTTACGTGCACAAGGAAAGGATGCACGAACACTCAAGATTTACGGACAGGAAAAGAATCTCACTACTTCCTCGATCGCTCGAATGAACATGTTCCTGCATGACGTCCAGGATTTCCATATCCAGCGCGGCGATACACTCCGCAACCCCGCTTATTATGATGGCGATAAGCTTGCGACTTTTGACTGTGTAATTGCCAACCCTCCTTTCTCGCTTAAAAAATGGGGCGACGACCTGTGGTTAAACGATCCTTATGGCAGAAATTTTGCCGGCGTGCCGCCGACCGGCTACGGTGACTTCGCGTGGGTTCAACACATGATCAAGTCTATGGCGTATCCTCGGGGACGTATCGCCGTGGTACTTCCACACGGAGCCCTCTTCCGACAAGGTAAGGAAGGCGAGATACGCAAAAAGATCGTAGAGATGGATACACTCGAAGCCGTGATCGGTTTAGGTTCAAATATCTTCTACGGGGCGACCATTGCCGCATGTATTCTGGTGTTTCGCGCAAACAAACCCGACGATAAGGAAGGTAAGACCCTATTCATCGATGCATCAGATCAGGTTAAAATAGGCCGAGCTCAGAATTACCTCGAGGCGGAACATGCCGACAAAATCTACAAGTGGTACATAGACTTCAAAACTATCAAGAATCACGCTAAGGTTGTGACGCTTAAGGATATCGCCGCCAACGATTGGAGCCTCAGCATTCCGTTGTATGTTGAAAGAGAGGTGGACACCCAACTTCCTACAATCGCTGAAGCAACTGTTGACCTAAAAAACGCACTGGAGGGAGTTTTCAAGTCTGAGACAGAGCTCAAACGTCTTCTGAAAGAATTCTCTCTTATCGAAAAAACATGAGTATCAAACAAACAGATTTGGAGAAGTACCTTTGGGGAGCCGCGACACTTCTGCGTGGCGTGATTGATGCTGGCGATTATAAGCAATACATTTTTCCATTGCTATTCTTTAAGCGCATTTGCGATGTGTACGATGAGGAATATCAGAAAGCATTGGATGAGTCTGATGGCGACAAGGAATATGCAAAGTTTGAGGAAAATCACCGCTTTCAAGTTCCAAGGGGATCACACTGGAATGATGTTCGGCAAGTGACGGTAAACGTAGGCGACGCGCTACAAAAAGCCCTCCGGAAGATTGAGAATGCCAACGAAGACAAACTCTTCGGGATATTCGGTGATGCTTCCTGGACAAACAAAGAACGTCTCTCTGACGAAACGCTCACAGATTTGCTGGAGCATTTCTCGGAGGAAACTTTGAGCATTGCAAACGTTCCTAACGACGAGTTGGGTAATGCTTATGAGTTTTTAATCAAGAAGTTCGCTGATGATAGCGGTCATACTGCGGCAGAGTTTTATACCAATCGAACAGTGGTACATCTCATGTCCCTGATCATGGATCCACAGCCAGGTGAAAGCGTTTACGATCCAACCTGCGGCTCAGGCGGACTTCTTTTGAATTGCGTCAATCACCTGAAAGATAAAGGCAAAGAACATCGAACGCTTAAACTCTTTGGGCAGGAGCTCAATCTCATGACCTCTTCGATCGCTAGAATGAACATGTTCCTACACGGTATAGAGGACTTCGAGATTGCGCGTGGTAACACTCTCTCTGAACCGAAGTTTTTGGAAAACGACAAACTGAAAGCGTTTGATATTATCCTTGCGAACCCTCCGTACTCAGTAAAACGCTGGAATCGAGATGCTTGGATGAGTGACCCCTACGGTCGGAATATTTACGGCACCCCTCCCCAGGGATGCGCTGACTATGCCTTCCAACAGCACATCCTAAAGAGTCTTAATAAAATACATGGACGAAGCGTCGTGCTCTGGCCGCATGGCGTACTCTTCAGAGACACGGAACAGACATTTCGGGAACAGATGATCAAAGACGATGTCGTTGAAGCAGTCATCGGTCTAGGCCCGAACCTTTTCTACAACTCTCCGATGGAGGCGTGCCTCCTGGTTTGTCGTTGGAATAAACCCGTCGAGCGAAAGGGCAAGGTTCTCTTTATAAACGCGGTTGAGGAAGTTGCTCGCCAAAGCGCTTCGTCCTTTCTCGAGGACAGCCACATACAAAAAATATTTAAAGCATATGACAGCTTCAAGGATGTCGTCGGATTTGCGAAAGTAGTCAGTAATAAATACATCCTCGAAAATAAATCGAATCTTACGATTTCTCTATACGTCGCAGATGCAGAGAATGGCAACGTCGAAAAAATGGTCCATGAGGTTGTCAACTCATGGATCGAAACCAGCGCGGACGTGAAACGAGGCACGACCAAACTGCTTTCAATGTTCGACAAAAGTCTATGACCACAACGAACACTCAAATAAATAATATATTCAACGAATCATCTCGTTCCGACTGGGAGTTGGTACGGTTCGGTGAGGTAGCCCACGAGGTAAAAGAAACAACTCGTGATTTAAACGCCGAGGGAATCGAAAGAGTCGTAGGACTCGAACACCTGTCGCCGCTCGATTTACACATACGATCGTGGGCAAATATTGGTGATGAGACGACTTTCACGAGGAAATTTAAAGCGGGTCAAATACTCTTCGGCAAGAGGCGTGCATACCAGCGCAAGGCTGCATTGGCTGAGTTTGATGGCGTATGCTCTGGAGATATTCTCGTGCTCGAAGCAAACTCAGAAAAAATCGAACCCGCGATCTTGCCTTTCCTTGTGCATAGCGATCGGTTTTATCGTTGGGCAGTAAGTACTTCGGCCGGTTCACTCTCACCGAGGACAAAATTTAAGGATCTCGCAAAATTTGAATTTCGTCTGCCACCTCGCCATGTCCAAAGGAAGATTGCAGATCTCTTGCTCGCAGCTGACCAGACGGAACAAAAAAAAATGAATTTGAAAGTCGCTCTTCAAAATTTCAAGAGTGCCATGACGGACAATTTGTTAACCGAGGGAACCGGTCAACACAAAGAATTTTATAAGACGAAACTGGGAAACATTCCCAAAAGCTGGGAGGTGGTAAAACTTGGCGATTACAGTCACTCCATCCAATATGGATTTACTGCGAGCGCGGTTGAAAAAGAAGTGGGCCCAAGACTCCTGCGAATAACAGATATTCAGGACAGTGCAGTAGATTGGAATTCCGTACCGTACTGCAGATGTGACGACGTGGAGAAGTATCGGCTTGAGGAGAATGATATTGTGTTTGCACGAACAGGTGCGACCACTGGCAAGAGTTTCTTGGTAAAGAGCCCTCCCTTGGCAGTTTTCGCCTCTTACCTGATCCGAGTAAAGGTGGGTGAGCAATTCGATCCCAGCTTTATATATGCTTACTTCCAAAGTTCTGCCTACTGGCGACAGATTCAATCTCTCAGCTCCGGAAGCGCTCAAGGCGGATTTAACGCAAGCAAACTAAGCAACCTTCAAATAGTTTTGCCGCCCAAAAAAGAACAAACGGAAATCGTAAATATGCTTAGTCAGATTGACCAGAATATCTTGCAGGCCAACGAAGCAATACATGGCGATCGAACGTTGAGACAAACGCTCATCAACTCTCTAGTTTAGTAGTACTGCCTTATATATTCGTATGCCTTATCAAACAAAGCATTGTCTTTGTGTAAGGCGTATTTGTAAAGAGTTTTGCGAAGAGCCTGCTTTACTTCGCGCTCGCCAGCTGCAGTGCTCTGCCATCCGGGGAATCTAACAACTTTCACGATCTCATCGATATCGTTCACGATGCGCTCGACAATTGTCGGTGTCTGATCCGTTTTCAACTCTAGAAATAGCTCAGTAAGAGCCGTTTTTGCTCCCGCTTTTTGTGCGCTTGAATCAATCTCATTTTCGGCCTGTACGGTTTCTTTAGCCAGCTGAATGAGGTCTTTCAAGAACTCAACGCTGTTTATAAGGCCTCTCTCTGCTTTGTCTCTCAACTCTTCAAGTCGCTCGCCGAGGGCGACAAATTTCGGATCAGCTTTGTGCCGAAGCAAACGCTTTGTAATTTCTACCTCGATAAGCTTCGCGTTCTTTTTTTCCGCCTTCTGCATGATGTCCTCGATAACCTCTGCATCGAGCACGATCTCTTCGAGTTTGGTGTTTACTCCACTTACCTGGATATGCTCGTGAATGAGCTTCATGGTTTGAGCACCGAGCGCATGCCAAAGTAGGCGGCCAGTATCGCCAGATGGCGGTCGCATGGATTCGTACACCTGAGAGAGCCAGGTGTACTCTTTTTGGAACTTATTAAGAACCGGATCGGGAGAGAGTGCTTCCCACATGTTGCCAAGGATTGTGTAGTCCTCTGCAAAGGCGTCCCGTTTTTCGTTTGTGTTCAGGCAGTCCTGTGCAAGGAGGAGACCTTCATATCCGCTGAGAGAGCGATCAATGCCGGGAAAATGACAGAGACATGCGTCGACTGCTTTCTGCAGCTGATTCTTGAGTTCGTTTATGTTGGTGATGACGTGGCGGACACTTGCATCATCGAATTCAAGAGCGCGTGCAACGTTATCGAATACGCCGAAGTAATCGACGATCAGACCATATGCCTTGTCTTTGTAAACACGGTTTGTGCGGCAGATCGCCTGCAAGAGGTTGTGGTCTTTGAGCGCCTTGTCGAGATACATGCACTGCAGGATCGGAGCATCGAAGCCGGTTAGTAGTTTTGCCGTCACGATCAAGAATTTGAGCGGATGCTCCGAATCCCTGAAATTATCGAGTGTTTTTTCCTGATCGGCCTTGCTCATCTCGTATCTCTCTTTAAGGAGAGTGTCTTCTTCTCCCTTGCCGCCAGTAGAAATGATGACCGCACTAGCATCCGGAGGCAGGATCTTATCCAGTGCCTGCTTATACATATCGCAGGCGTAACGATCAGGCGTGACGATTTGAGCCTTGAATCCCTGAGGATCAACTTTTTCTTGGAAGTGTCGGACGATGTCTTTTACTATCATCTCTACACGCGCTGGAGACTTGAGGAATGCCGACATTTTTGCGGCTTCCTTAACAAGATTAGTGCGATCGTCATCGGAAAGTTGGTCGGTCATCCGATCAAACTCCGCGTCTATAAGATCGCGTTCAATGTGCACATCCACGAGTCGCGGCTCGAAATGCAATGGGAGCGTTGCCTTATCGCGGATCGAGTCTTGAAAGGTATACCGGGTCATGTAGCCTTGCTCGTCCTCTTCTGCGCCGAATGCCCAGAACGTATTTCGTTCCGCCCGGTTTATCGGTGTACCTGTAAGACCGAAAAGAAAAGCGTTCGGCAAAGCGTCACGCATCTTGCGGCCGAGGTCACCCTCCTGCGTGCGATGCGCCTCGTCCACAAGCGCAATGATATTCTCACGATCATTTAAGACACCCGGAGCTTCTGCGAATTTGAATATGGTAGTGACAATAATCTTGCGAGTATCCTTATTAAGCATGTCATGCAGTTCCGATCGCTTATCGGTAGACACGACGTTCGGAATTTCCGTTGCGTTGAAGGTACCCGTGATCTGGGTATCGAGATCGACGCGGTCAACGACAACAAGCACGGTCGGGCTCTTGAGTTCTGGCGACCTGCGAAGCTTCTGCGCCGCAAACACCATGAGAAGCGACTTGCCCGAACCCTGAAAGTGCCAGATAAGACCCTTCTTCGGATAGCCATTCTTTACGCGCTCGACGATCAGATTTGCGCCCTCCATCTGCTGGTAGCGAGTGATGATCTTGATGCGCTGCTTCCTCTTGTCGGTAGCAAAAAGCGTGAAGTTTTGGAGCATGTCCAAAACGATTTTCGGTTCAAGAACTCCGAGAGCCTGTTTTATCTCAGAGAGACCTGCGGCTTTACCGGCAGAAATACGCCAAGGCCCCCATAGCTCAAGAGGCATACGGATGGAGCCATAGCGGAACGTTTTGCCCTCCGTTGCAAACACGAACACGTTCGGAACGAAAAGTTGCGGAATGGTGTTCTCGTAATCGTCGTGAATATCCATTGCGCCATCAAGCCAGGAGATTGCAGGGCGCACCGGCGTCTTAAATTCTCCGACAACAAGCGGTATGCCGTTCACTAGCATAACGATATCCGGTCGTTTTTCAGCCCTGCCTTGCACGGTGTACTGATTGGTAGCGATGTATGTATTGTTCTCCGGATGCTCGAAGTCGATCAGATTAACTGTGACATGCGCATGGTTTTCTCCGAACGGCATGCTCTTCTCGCCGCGAAGCCATGCAGAGATTTCTTCATTGGCTCGTACCAAACCAGAAGTCCCCACAGAGAGGAAAATAGCGCGGAGTTTATGCACCACCTCTTCGGCTTTGCTTGGCTCAGCGGCGATGTCTGGATTAAGACGAACCAACGCGTCGATAAGAAGTGAGTCGATGACAACGTTTGATGGGTCTCGCTTTAGCTGAACAGACGGAACATACTGCCACTTTCCAGTGCCAGCTTGAAAAGCACCGTCCGGCGCTCGGTAGTTTTGATCTTGAAGCTCTTCCGGAGACGCACCGGTAAGCTCGTTCAAGATGTAGTTTTCGGTTGTGTTTAGTTCGTTGAACGCCATAATTGGATAGCTACTAACAAGCTCATTCGCATCTAGTAGTACTGTGAGAACTTTGGATAGCCACAATGTTTAAAGGGTATCAATCTCTCATGCTTGGGTCAATGATTTATAGCTAAAAAATTGAAGGTTTTATAGATTTTAAGAATGATGTCTAGATCGACATTCCCGGTTCGTTTGATGGTATGGCGTACTCGAAAACTTCGATGTTCCCTTAAAACGCTCCACAAGGCCTTCTTTAACCCCAAAGGGTAAGGAAGGGCTCAAAAACCTCATAAAAAGGACTTTACTTCTGGGTGTTTGTAAGCTATTCTAGCTCTGACGAAACCCAACCTCCTTACCAGGGGATTTTTCCCTATCCGGATCGCACGCATTGAGCGGCATCCGGTTAAAACAATTCTCGTACGATCCGTACGGGGGTTGGGTTTCGTCACCACCGGGTGTCGCTTTGTATTCATGGCGACCCGTGGGTTGAAACCTAACCCTCGCTATGAACATCACTGCCAAGCCCTGCCTGATGCGCGAAGTCGTCGCGGGCGACAATTATTACTACATTCCGGACTATCAACGTCCGTATGAATGGACGGCGGAGAACGTCGAGGACTTTTGGACGGATCTCACCAAGGCGTTCGAGCGCAAGGAGGACGGATATTTTTTGGACAAGCTTATTCTCGTGAACCGCGGGGACAACAAGGACTTCGAGGTAGTCGACGGGCGGCAACGTCTGACGACGACCATGATCCTCCTTGCGGTCATCCGCGATTTTTTCTTTGAGGGAGACTTGATTGACCGCGCGAACGCGATTCAGGACGAGTGCATCAAGCGCGGCAAATACCGCCTCTATGTGAAGCCGGAGGAACGGGCAGTGTTCGAGGATCGCATCCTAAAATCGGTTGGCGTTCTGTCTGGATATGAAAAATCCGGGCTTCCGGAAACGTACAAGACCGCAATCGGACTGTTGAAGCAATTCATCGACGAGAAAGCGGAGGAGTTGAAGTCGAAGAACGCCGAGATGGACGTCACGATGTATCTCGAGGAGTTCTATCACTTCCTGCTCGACGAAGTCGTGCTCGTCGTCATGACGAGCAACTCGCTCTCCTCTGCGTACACAATGTTCGAAGCTATCAACACGCGAGGCAAGGATTTGGATACGAAAGACTTGCTGAAGAACCTCCTCATCCGCCGCCTCGAGGAGGAAACGACCAGGCACAACGTCGAATACCCGACGGCGCAGAAGTCGTTCGACGATGAGAAGCAACGCTTCCTGAGCACGTGGCGCGAGATCGAGCGTGTCGGAACGCCGATGGATGATCTCCTGCGTTTCCACCGCATCGCCGTCGTCGGCGACCGTTCGCGAAAGGATTTGTTCCGCGAAATTTCCGAGGACATCAAAGACGCGAACCTTTCAACGGAGTCGTTCATGGACGACTGGAAGAAGTCCGTCGACGCCTACGTCGACCTCAAGGCGCGGACGTGGCACGGCGAATCGTTGAGTGGCTCGTCGCAGAAAGCATTGCTTCTCCTTTGGAACGTCGGGCACGGCTATTGGATCTCGCCACTGATCGCCGGCTGGCGAAGCGGTCTGTCCAAGCAGGATGCGAGCACACTCATCGACGGCATCGAGCGGTTCTGCGGGCTCTCGCTCATCGCCGGACACACCTCGCGCGGGGTGCTTTCGCCGCTCCTCGCGAGCGTGCGTGACCTGAACGTGAAACAGCCAGTCGACGCCGTGCTTGCACGGCTCGAGGCCTTCCTGCGCCGCAACCGCGTCTTCCGCGACGCGACGGAAGCACTTCGCGGCGACGTCTACCACGCCGGATGGAACCGCTACGCACTCGCCAAGTATGAATACTCGCTCCTCGATGACTCCGTCATTCGCGAAATCCCGTTCTCGAAGACCGTGCAGGTCGAGCATATCCTTCCGCAGACCATGACCGACCCTTCGTGGACGGCAAACTTCACGGAGGCGCAGCATGACGCGCTCGTGAACACGCTCGGGAACCTCACGCTCCTCGCCGGAAGCATGGACGAGGGACGCAAGTCCAAGAACCAGTCCGCGTCGAACAAACCGTTCGCGGACAAGGTGAAAATCTATCGTGGCGAAACGAGCAAGGACGGACTGTCATCGTTCCGCATGACGCAGGAGGTCGCGGATTACGACTCATGGACGCCGGAGGTCATCGCCGAGCGGATGGAGATCATCATCTCGACGCTCGTCGGCACATGGAACGTCACCGCCGAGGATATCGACGGGACGTCGCCGCAACTGAACGCGAGCGCGGCTCCCGAGACCATCGACATCCTGACCGCCGACGATATCCGCTACCGATTGCAGGAAACGCTCGAGCGTGAGAGCGACCTCATCCCGCGATTCGTCGTTTTCCTAAAGACGCTTCTCTCCGAGGATCGTAGCTTTACCCAGGAGGAGCTTCGCGCTAACCTGTACGACAATGGCATTGGTAACGACGTCGGCCAGGCGGGACGTTATTTGAGCAACATCTCTCAGTTCGTCACCAACGTGAACAACGCCCACCTACGTGCCATCATTACCTACGACCTCGAGCACGACCGACCTGGTGCCCGCAAGGACAACTATCGCATCCGCGATGAATACCGTGACCTCGTACGCGACGCGCTCGCCAAGCTTTAACATTCGACTATGCTTTCCAAATCCAACTTCATGCAATTTTTCCGTTGTTCTTGCGAGCTGTGGCTCGTGAAGCAGCGGCCGGATTTGGTTCCGCCGACCGACCCGGCACTCCAGCGCATCTTCGACGAGGGAAACGTAATCGACGCGTGGGCGCAGAAGCTTTTCCCGAACGGCGTGAACGTCGACGGGTTCGGTAAACCAGCCGCAGAAAATACCAAAAAGGCGATCGCGAACGGTGCGACCGTCCTGCTTCAGCCGACCTTCATGACAGCCAAGCTTTCTTGTCGTGGCGATATCCTGACGAAGAATGCCGACGGCTCGTGGGACATCTACGAAGTGAAGAGTTCAACGGACGTGAAGGAAGATCACATCGTCGACGTCGCTTTCCAGCGTATCTGCATAGAGGAATCTGGAATCCGCATTTCGCGCACGTTCCTCGTCCACGTCAACAACCAATACGTTCGCGACGGCGAGATTGATCCGGAACAATTATTTTCTAAGATTGATATTACCCACGAGGTCGAGAACGTCATGCCAATGGCGAAGAAGGAAATCCCTCGAGCCCTCGCCGTCCTCGACTGGGACAAGGTACCGCGCCTCATGCACGTCATGTCCTGCAACGATCCTGCCGAGTGCGAGTTCCTCGCCTGTTATTTCAACACGCTCGATGGCGACGACAAATATTCCATTGCCGCTTCACTTCCCAAGGAGAAGCTCGTTTCGTTCCTTGAACGTGGCCTCATCAAACCCGACCAAATTCCAGCCGACCTGATGGCCGAGCTTGGCGACATCAAACTGCCGGACGCGAAGGCTGAGCCGACGCTTTCGATTGATGAAGACGCAATCAAGTCCGAACTCGACGGACTCGTGTATCCGCTCTACTTCTTGGACTACGAAACGCAACACTCCGCCGTACCGACGTTCGACGGTTACCGACCCTACCAGCAGATGGTTTTCCAATATTCCGTCCACGTCGTACGCGAACCGGGAATGGAGCCAGAGCACTATGAGTTTCTCGCCGACGAAATGAAAGACCCCGCGCCAATTGTCGCGGGGTCTCTCAAGAAGCACATTGGTGACGTTGGAAGCGTTATCGTTTGGAATGCTCGCTTCGAAGCCTCACGCAATGCGGAAATCGGCGAGCACCTACCCGAGTTCGCGGACTTCATGGCGGACATCAACAACCGCATTTACGACTTGATGATGATCGTGAAGAAGGGCTATTACGTCGACTCACGTTTTGGTGGCAGTGCATCTATCAAGCGCGTTTTGCCCGTCATGTGTCCAGAGTTGTCCTATAACGATCTCGCCATCCACGAGGGCGGCACTGCGTCCGCGAGCTGGGCGACGCTCACGAACGCCGCGATTCCTCCCGAACAGAGGGAACAGCTACGGAAGGACATGCTGGCGTACTGCGGTCTGGACACGTATGCGATGGTGGCGATCTATCGAAAGTTTTTAGACGCCGTTCGTTCAGCCTAGTGGTCGTAGAGATTACTCTCAGGTACGCCCATCTCCCTACGCTTCTTGATCCGCGCTTTCTCGGCCTTCTCGTAATCATCCTGCATCTTGCGTTCAGCTTCCATTTCTCTCTCAAATTTTTCATCGTCAAAGTCAGGTGGATCGTCAATCGACCTCATGTTGCCGGTAGTGATACGGATGTGAGCCATGCGCGTCTTGATGATGGCGTAGTTTACGGCAAGTGAGAACGCGTCGCACAGGTCGTCATGCTCACCGGGCCCGAAGTTCACGAGTTGACTGACAAGTTCTTCCGCGCCCGTGCGCGGGAAAAGTACCTGCCCCTGAACGACGAATGAGGCCGGAAGCTCGAGTCGTTCGCGCTTGCTCATCCCGTGGAGCGGCACCATGTGCCCGCGATACCCGTCCTGACGTAGCGTTTCGGCGATAGTGCGCTGGAAACTCACGTCCTCAATGAGGATCTCGGGTGGACGGATCTCGTCCTTGAGCGTTTCGAATTTCGTGATGATTTTTTCAATCGACTGATGGATCATCATGTGCGCGTTGACGACCCCGGGAAGGACGTAGAGTTTTCGACTCCTACCCGAACCATACGCGGCAACGGCGACCAGCGCAGAATAGTCCGCAGTGAGTTTGTCCGAGACGGCGAGGTCGGTGCCCAATACGAGGAGGCGACAGGCGAAGTCCTTAGGGAGATCGTCATAATACTGAAAGTCCGTGCGCCTCAGGAGCTGAGTCTGCGCATCGACGATATGTAGCATGTACTCGCGCTCCCAGGCGGATTCGCTGGGAATGGTTCGGTGAAAAGCCATTACCGCACCCGCATCATGGAACCGTTGCGGCCAGGTCGGGTTTCCGTTGTCGTCAAGAATCGGCACGCGGATGAAGACGCCATCCAAGCGTTTCTCCTCAATAGACGTCCTGAGTCGCTGAAGAATACAATCTTCGTTTACAAGGTTGCCGACATACACGAACTGGGTATCCTCGCTTCCGGACGGGATGACTTCGCTCGAAAACCATTCGAAATTCATGTCTCGGCTGTCCTGTGTACGCGTCGAATCGATATCCTCGACGTCATCGCAGATGATGAGGTCGGGACGATTCTGCAGATGGCGAAGGCCACGAATGCTTTGTTCGCGGGAGAGGGCGATGATTTTTGCTCCGTACTGTTTAATAACGATCGCGCCTGAATTCCATTGTTCGTCCTGCTCCTCGAAGGGTCCGAGATCCGAGACGAGCAGCGGGTTGTTCGTCAACTCCGCCTTTATGTTGGCGAGATACTGCCGTGCCTGAGCCTGTGTCTGACCGATGAGGAGGATGCACTTCTTCTGCGGCGCACCGACGACCGACCAGATCGGCAGCGAAAGGGAGAGCATCGTGGACTTGCCCGATCCGCGGAACGCCAGAACGACGAGGAACTTCAGCTTGGGATTTTCCGTATGGGCGAAAATCCGCGCATGGAAGTCGGCGAACGGGTGGCCAAAGTAATGGCTAAAGTATGCCCTCGCAAAGGTCTCGTGGGAGTTCCTCGTCAGTTGCGTCCGGAACGACTGGTTCGTCAGGACGAGCGACATCACCGCCTCCATCGAGGCTTGGTTGAGCTGGCTCGGCGTCGGTGTCTTCTGTTGTGATTGCTGGTTGGGTTCCATAAGGTGTTTGGTTAATGAGTGAGTTCCTGCGGTCGGCGAGTTCGCTGATGATTTGTGCGGCGAGCGTGAATTCCTCGGAGGAAAGTTGGCTTTTCTTGGAGTCCAGTGGCGTCTCGATGCGGAGCTTGTCCCCGAACGCTTTGTGTCGATTCTTGAGCCAGAAGTGAATCGCCTGCATGTTGCCGTCTTGGATGAGCGTCATGAGCTTCGAGACCGCGAGGTCGTTCACGAGCTCCACGCCAATGCCGAGCGCGGATTCGCACGCCGTGGCGAAGGCCTCGTCCTCGCGCTGCCAGCGGTAGAACGTGGTGCGCCCGATGCCGACCTTCTGACACGCAGCCTCGATGATCGGGGTCTTGGTGATTTGCTCAAGGAGTAGTTTCTTCTGCACGGCTATCCGCTTCGTGTTCGCGGGATAAGTTTCTTGTTTTTTCGGCATACGATCATTTCTTAACGGCCTCCTTTCCCGTCATGCGTTCCCAGAGCATTACGATGGTTTCGCAGTATTCCGCATCCAGCTCAACCGCCAGGCACTTGCGCCTCGTTTCTTCGCATGAGAGAAGGCACGACCCTCCGCCGGCAAAAGGCTCGTAAACCGTGTCGCCAACCTTTGAGCTATTAAGAATTAATCGACGCAGGAGTTGCCGGGGCTTGGACGTCGGGTGCCACTTGCTCTTGCTCGGCTTCGGGCAGATGATGACGCTCTTATCCTTTGACTTGCGGAACGCGTGCGTCCCGTGCCACCCGTAGGCGATCAGCTCGTGCGACGGCAGGTAGTCCATGCGGCCTACGACGGCGTGCGTCTTCGCCCAGATGAGAAGTTGCGCGAACTTGAAACCGGCGGCTTCCATCCCGGACCGGAGGGCGAACAGCATCCGGTCGGAGTTGAAGATGTACACGGAGTTTTTCTTGGCCATGAACGGTTTGCATGCCCCGAGCCATGCCCGCGTGAACGAGGCGTATTCCTCCTCGCTTTCGATCTGATCGTCCTGGATCACCTTCGGCTTCGCGAGCGACTGCGTGAATCCCATCTTGCTCTCCACGTAGCTCACCCCGTAAGGCGGGTCGGTGAGGATTAGCTGGATCTCGCGTCCCGCGAGCAGACGTCCGACCGTTTCCTTGTTCGTCGAGTCGCCGCAGACTAAAAGGTGATCGCCCAACTGAACGAGATCTCCGTTTTCTATCTTCATATGGTGGTGGTTAGAGTTTTTTAGCTTTGATGCCCGTGGCTTCCTCGAAACGCTGAATGCAGACGTCCACAAAGACAGGATCCTTCTCCATGACGAAGGCCGCGCGCTTCATCTGTTCGCACGCAAGGAGCGTGGTGCCGCTTCCGGAAAATAAGTCCAATACGTTCGCTCCGACCTTGGTGCATCGGCGCAACGGCTTCTCATATAGCGGAAGCGGCTTTTGGGTCGCGTGCTGGTACTCCTGGGCGGGGAGCCGCTTCACGAGCCAGAGGTCAAACAGGTCTACGATGTCGTCGATCTGACGGTTGCCGGAATCGACTTCCTTGTTCATGATCTCCGTCAGATTTTGGACGTCGGGATTCAGGTACGGCCTGCCGCGCGTCGCATACACACATGCCTCGTAGCTCTTGTTCCACGCGATCCCGGGAACCGGCGTGAAGTTATTCTTCACCCACAGGCAGACGCTCTTGTTCGAAAGTTTTGCTTCCTCCACGAGCGACTGGACGAGGCCGATGTGCCGTTGGTCGTTCCAGCAGTAGAAGTGCAGGTCTTCCTTTGAAACGGCCAGCGAGTTTTCAAACACCGTTTTCAAGAATGTGCGGTACTCGTCTCCCTTCATCTGATCCTTTTCAGAACCCGCGTACTTTCCCTTGGTCGAAACGCCCTTGTCGTATGACAGGCCGATTCCGTATATCGGATCCAAGGTCACCATATCCATCCGCTCGTTGCCGACGAGCTTCTGTACCGCCGCCAAGTCGGTTGCGTCGTTGCACGAGATTCGGTGGTTTCCGAGCTGGTAGATATCGCCCAGCTTGGCTTTCGGATTGGTGACCGCCCGCACGGCTTCTTCTACGTCGAACTCGTCATCCGTCACGGACAGGGTGTCCGCCCATATGTCCTGCAGATCCTGATCGTCGAATCCGACCTGCAATAGATCCCCGATGTCGAAGTTGCGGAGGAGGTCGATATCCCACTCCCCGACGTTCTTGTTCAGACGCAGGTTCAGCTCGCGCTCTTTGGCTTCCGGCAAGTTTAGGAGGACGACGGGTACCGTTTTGAATCCGAGTTCCTTCGCGACGGATAGTCTCTGGTGACCGCCGATGACCACGCCTTTCCTATCCTTGTGGTCGTTTACGATGATCGGATCCACGAAGCCGAACTTCTGAATGCTGATCTTGAGTTCCTCTTTCTGCTTTTCGGAAATCTTTCTCGGGTTGTAGACGGCTGGCTTCAGCACATCTATCGCCACGTGGTGAATTTTGAGGTCCGGCATAAGACTATTTTGAGTTTGGATTAATTAGTCCCGCGATGCGCAGGTATGCCTCGACATCGGATGCCTTTCCGTTGCTCGAAGCATTATCTAAGAGCCCTTGAATCACATCGGGGATGTGCTCGCGCATTCGTTCCGCGATTAGTCGTTGAACGATTGGCCAGAACTCCGATCGGCGCTTCCAGTCGGTCAACGTGTCTTCGCACACATCAATGGCTTGGGCGAAAGCCTTTTGCGTCTTGTGCTTTCGATCGACCTTTGGCGTAGCAAACCAGATCGCAAACTCAATAAATTCACTCGGGTACTGAGGGCTCGTGACTGGAGAAAAATCGGACTGAATCGGAGTGATGGCGTGACTCGGTTCGTTTGGCATAAAAGTGATTCGGAAACGCTGACCGCATCCAACGCTTCCGTTTAGTTTCACGGCGGTCAACTGCCGCCTACATGGGTAGGAAACCAAATCAAAAAGCAGTGCGTCGATAATGCACTGCTCTTAGTTATCCCCAGCAATATTTGCCTAAGCTTGGACGAATTGTGTCACTTTTATCGATGCACTACTTCCTAACTGATCGCGCCTCTTGAATGCTGACATCGGGCGAGAGGGCATATCCATCTCCCGAACGCCCCGTCAGAATGCTATCCTTGATGCCAGCTTTTCGGCTCCAAACATCCAGCCTGTGTTTGTTTGAATGAAAGGTATTCAGGTTTTTGTAACCAGCGGTACGCATGATTTGTGCGGTTTCAACAAATTCATGGTGCCGCTTCATGAGAATGACTAGTACGTTTTTAAGATTTGGCACCAGTCTAAAACCTTCCTCCTTCTTTCCATGCCTGAAAAGCAGGTTGTCTTTCAGGAAAAGCTTCGTCATTTTTGACTCTCCGTCCGATTTTTTACCTATTTCGTGCTGGTGAACCACTCTCGTTTCATGAATTACGCGGGTGGTTCCGAATCTAGGAACGTGCTCTGTTCCTGCCGGTATGACATCGTATTCCAAATAATCCTCAGGTTGTTCTGAGGCCTTTCTTTTTATCAGTTCCGAAAGGGTAACTACCTGTTTTTCCATGAAACTATTGTACCGTATCAGTATTAAAAACCAAGTAATTTTAGTATGAATGCCATCAGCTACGCCGACTCCTTCGACCATGCCACCGTCAGACAGTGCCGCGATTACGAGGAGATGTTTCGCGGGATGGCGCGAGAGGTTCCGGTGGACGATCCGGAACGGGACGGAAAGATCGACGCGATCCAGCGTTTCCGCAACGTCTGTATTTGGCACACGACTGGCGAGCGAGCCGAGGCGAAGATCACTTACGTCCGCGACATGGAGAACCGGGATGAACGCAGGGAACGGCTTCTCGAACGAACTGTTCCAAGAACAGATATTTCGTGTGGCAAATGCTTTTTCCGCATGGAGTTTCTCATGAAGGAATTGTTCACGAGCATCGACGACCGTGACCGCGTTCTCATCATGTACGAATGCCCAAACAAGTGCCTGCCGCGCCGAGCGTTCTATGACAACGGCGAGGAGTTCGTTTCGAAGGATCCATCGTGCGTGAAATGCGGAAAACCGGTAATCAGGTCGACGGACGGGTCGAGCGGCCACCTGATAGTCATCTCCACCTGCAATGCGTGCGGCCACGTCGAGTCCGAGGACTTCGACGTTCCGATAGGCGCAACGGAGGACGATGTCGTCGATGAGAACTACGAGCGCGATCGCGCGGAGTACTGCCTCGACGAGAAGGGGCTCGATGCCTATCGCGAGGGCAAGCGGAACCTCGACGGGCTCCGAAGGTTGGTCGACGAATGGAAATCGAGGGAGGCGGATACTCCCACCAACGAACGGATGGCATCGCTCAGGAAACTCCGCGCCATCGAGCTCAAGGAACTTGCGACGAAGGCCTTGGAGCAGGTCGGCATGACGAGCGTAACCCTATCTGATCCGGTTCAGGGCACTGGCCTTCGTATCAAAGTCTCAATGCTCGACTCCGATCCCAAGCGCGCGGACAAGGAGTCCGAGAGGGCCGTCCGAAATGCCCTCGAGCAAGCCCTGCTCGATACCAACTGGAGGCTTGTTAAAACGTCGCTGGTATCGACCCTCGGGGCGGTGACTGGAGAGTTACGAGGCTACGTTTCCGACGAGGAAATCCGCAAGCTCATCGAACAGGAGAATAAGGCGAACGAAAGCCGAAAGTCCCCATAAGTCCCGAAAACTGGGAAAGTGCCGTTTCGTGTTCCACTTTGTACCAAGTTGCCCAAAGGGAGCGACCCGTCCGCCTCAAAATCGCGAAAGTTGGAATCCTCGAAAACCCCTTCAAAGGTCGCTACAATTTTGGTACTTAACCCCTCCGTCCCGCCA